CTTAACATAAATAAAGAGAACATCACTTTTAATAAAGGTGTTGAATTGATGCTCAGTGGAGGTAAAAAAAAGCAGAAGAAACCATTTCATATAATTCTTAATAAGATGATTAATTTTTTCAATAAAGAAATTGATATCTATTTCGAATTTTCCTTAGCAATAAGGAGTAAAAAATAATTTTAAAGGAGGTAACTGATGACCATAGAAACAATATTAGTCTTAGTGTTACCAATATCTTTTTTATTATTCTGTGCAGGAGTTCTTGGTGGATGGATTGCACGAGACTATATGATGAACTATCAGGAGATACCACGACCTCACCCTGAGATGTTTGATGAAATGGGAAATTTAGTTCCCGATGAGGTTATAGCATTTCGATTTGAAAACAAGTATGACTACGACGAAGAAGACGACTAAGGCAAAGCCAACAGTAACAAGAAAGAAAAAGACGACACCTTTTGTTGTTGATAACTTACCAGCTAGACCTTTAGCATTTGAGATATTAGATTTAGTATCTCGTTCAAGAAGTAAAGCAAAGAAAATAGAAGTTCTTAAAAAATATGATGAACAATCATTAAGAAGGATTCTTATTTGGAATTTTGATCAATCTATACAGTCAATACTTCCAGAAGGTCCTGTTCCTTATGTTGGATATGATGAGCAGAATACTTATAATGGTACTCTGAGTACTAAAATAAGTCAGGATGTTCGTACCATGCACGAGACAGGAAATTTTTCTCTAGGTGTGAGTGATCAACAAGGACATACAACTATTCGTAGAGAATCAAAGAATTTTTATAACTTTATTCGAGGTGGTAATGATGCCATGAGTAATATACGTCGTGAAACGATGTTTATTAATATTCTCACAGGTCTTCATCCATTAGAAGCAGAGATTGTTGTTCTTGCTAAGGATAAAAAGATTTCTGATAAGTATAATATTACAAGAGAAATTGTTGAGGGAGCATATCCTAATATTGTATGGGGTGATAAATCATGACTGCCGTAAAGGAACAAACAAAAAAGGAAGAGAAAAAATCTATATGGTCAAAAGAGGAAAAAGAAAAAATAAAATCTGAATATGGATGTGATATAGTTGTTGAAGATGGTTCTTTAGAAGATGTTCGCACAAAGAAAGCACCTACTGATTCTTATATTATACATTATTTACATGAAGATAAACTTCATTTTGATCTTACAAGAGGAACTAAAATAAAATTATTTGATATGTATTGGGACAAGTTTAAATCTGGTTTAAAGAGTATTGATTATGGTAGTGGTACTATAAAACCATACCTTTGGGGGTATCAATCACCCACTACAAAAAAGAAAAAAAGAAAGGTCTAAACCAAAATCGACCTTTAATTCCAAAATATCGGGGAAAAAAATCCCAGTATTTTTTCGTCTGTAGGGTTTTGTAACAAAAAATACAAAACTACTTGACTATATAATATACCTGTGTTAATATACTAACACATCGTTCAACCTCACTAGAGGTCGCAAGTAAGCCGACACGGAACGGATACGTTCATCCTCTTCGGAGGACGCAAATGCCGACTGAAGGAACGGGGCAAAAATCCCTACTACTTTGGAGAAAGCCAATGGCACAAGTCACTTATAGAGGAGTCTCTTACGACTCTACAGAGTACAACAATAAGGTACTCGCTGAAGCAGCTCAGCACAGAAACCATGATCTTATGTATCGTGGAGTCAAGGTAGAACGCAAGTTCGCATCTAAGAGTTGAGCATAACCTTACTTGGTTTAGAGAGGGGTGTTGACACCCCTCTTTTTTTATGCAATAATATATTTGTTGAGTTGACGAACCCAACACGGGAGTGACTGAATAAACTTGCTGGCATAAGGCTAGTTAAGGTGATGAGACACAGGTGGTGCTGCTTCCCCCAAGGAAGAATCGACCTACCAGTCGGGTCTCAGATAGTAAGGTAAAAATCTACTCAATGTAGCAATGCCCCTTACTTGTTGGTAAACATGAATCCAACCTCCCACCCAATATTCACAAAAAGAAAGATGACAGTTAAGTTACTTCTATTAAAATCAGGTGAAGATGTTATCGCTGATGTAACGGAAATGACATCGGGTACAGAAGGTGATATAGATCGACCCATACGCGTTGTAGGATATTTTTTAAAACATGCGTGTGTGGTAAGAGTAAACAATCCTCCAGGACCGTCACAGGAGGAAGGTACACAAAAAACATCCCTTGAGGTTTCTCTTTTTCCATGGATGCCTCTTGCCAAAGAGACCACTATACCAATGACTGCCGATTGGTTAATTACACTGGTAGAACCCATAGATAAATTAAAGAAAATGTATTTGGAGGACGTATTGGATCATGTCAAAGATAATAAAAGTTCTGGCACTAACAAATCATCAGTATCTGATAAGTGAGATTGAGGAGGTAGGTTCTGCTGATATTGGAGAGCCTGATTGTAAACTCGTTAATCCATTTGTTATTAATACAGAAACAGGTCAAACTGTTTTAGAGCCCTTTTTAACAAGTGTCACAAGGGACACCACATTTATGATGGGATCTGATAAAATACTTACGTTGGCAGAACCAGCACCTACTATACTTGAAAAGTATTTGGATCTTATAGAATGATTCCTTTTTTGATTGCCTCTATTCCTATTCCAGTAGTACCCTATCAACCAGTTGATTATACTGAGATTAATAGAGCAGCACAACTCTCTACTAAGGCAGATTATCCTTGGTGGTGGGAAAGACATGGTTGTGAGGGTACAGCATGGTATCCTATTGGTGAAAAGTGTAGAGATTTGATAGAATGAAGTTCTATACTAATGTTCAATTGATCGGGAATCAGTTTCTGGTTCGTGGTGTTGAGAATGGGAAAAGATATGAGCATCGTGATGAATTTTTCCCTACCTTATTCGTTAAATCTAAAAAAAAGGCTAAATATAAAACGTTGAGTGGAGAAAGCGTTGAAGCAATTAATCCAGGAACAGTTAGAGATTGTCGGGACTTCTATAAGAAGTATGAAGATATTGAGGGTTTTGAGATTTACGGGAATGACAGGTATATTTACCAATACATATCAGAGAAATATCCAGAGAATGAAATCAAGTTTGACATATCTAAAATTAAGCTTGTTACTTTGGATATTGAAGTTGCGTCTGAGCAAGGTTTCCCTGATGTGGAATCGTGCGTTGAAGAGATTCTGGCAATCACAATACAAGACTATACAACTAAGCAGATTACTACTTGGGGAAGTAAACCCTTTAAGAATGATAGGAAGGATGTAATATATCACCACTGTCCTACAGAGCATGAACTCTTAGGTTCATTCATTAATTATTGGATGCAGGATGTTCCAGATGTTATTACTGGATGGAATATACAACTATACGATATTCCATATATTTGTAAACGTCTGAGAAGAATTCATGGTGAGAAGTTAATGAAACGTATGTCACCTTGGGGACTTGTCTCTGAAGGCGAAATACAGTTGATGGGACGTACTCATACTACATTTGATGTTGGTGGTGTAACTCAATTAGATTATCTTGATCTCTATAAGAAGTTTACATATAAGGCACAAGAGTCATATCGACTGGATTATATTGCAAGTGTTGAATTAGGTCAGAAGAAATTAGACCACAGTGAGTTTGATACGTTTAAGGATTTCTACACAAAGGGTTGGCAGAAGTACATTGAGTATAATATAATTGACGTTGAGCTTGTTGATCGTCTTGAGGGTAAGATGAAGCTTATTGAGCTTGCTCTTACTATGGCATATGAGGCCAAGGTTAATTATAATGATGTGTTCTATCAGGTAAGAATGTGGGACACTATCATTTATAACTATTTAAAGAGAAGGAACATAGTTATTCCTCCTAAGAATAGATCAGCAAAAAACGAAAAGTACGCAGGAGCTTATGTCAAGGAACCGATTCCAGGAAAGTATGATTGGGTGGTTAGTTTTGACCTTAATAGCCTCTACCCTCATCTTATTATGCAGTACAATATCTCACCAGAAACCCTCAGGGAGACTAGACATCCCAGTGCAAGCGTTGAAAGGATTCTAAATCAAGAGATTGATATCGATCCTGAGTTCGCAACATGTGCTAACGGTGCTCAGTATCGTAAGGATGTGTATGGGTTCTTACCAGAAATTATGCAGAAGATTTATGATGAGCGAACGATTTATAAAAAGAAAATGCTCCAAGCGAAGCGGGACTATGAAGTTTCGCCAAGTGCCAAACTACAAAGAGATATTAGTAAATTCAATAACATCCAAATGGCTAGAAAAATACAGCTCAATTCGGCTTATGGTGCCATTGGAAACCAGTACTTTAGATACTACAACCTATCTAATGCTGAGGCGATTACTCTCAGTGGGCAGGTTAGCATCCGTTGGATTGAAAACAAAATGAATCAGTATCTGAATAAGATACTTAAAACTGAGGAGAATGATTATGTTATTGCTAGTGATACTGATAGTATCTACCTTAACCTTGGTCCTTTGGT